CCAAGAGTTGAATGAGTATCCGTGAAGAAGTCCCGTTTTATTGAGCATTGTCATTATGCCGTCTGCTACACGCTTGTATGCGTCCCAGCCAACTTCCGAGGCGATCTCAACTTCGCCATAATCATATGATGTAACTCCAAACGTACCGCTATCACGGTCAACGCTTCGAGCTATCGGTGGTGCAATCTCAGGACAGGCTGTAAACCCATCGAGATCTTTTGAGTTGTAACTACATGAGGCAGTAGGAGCTATAGCAAAAGCTCTATCCATACCATGTTCACGTGCTACATCTGAGGCTGCTAATATGCCACGTTTTAAACCAAACGCTAATTTAGCAGCAGTACCTTCTTGTGGTGTAAGACCAAAGTTAACTCTGTCTAATGCTTCACCAAACTCTTTGTATGTTACTCCGTGTCTTCGGAGGAGGTTGGCAAGACCGAGCATCCCAAGCCCCACCTGTCTGTCAAGTGCTGAGGCAAGGTATTCTCCAGATTCTCCAACACCTGTCCGTGCATGGAGATCACACAATTCGGACATAGCTGTAACGAAACCCTCTTGTATGTTGCCGATACTACAGGCAGCGAGATTGACATGCTGTAACAAGCACGTCCCTCGTGAGGGCAGGTAAACTTCAAGACAGACGTTTGAGTAGATTCTTTCATTGTATTGATACTTAATTTTATTGAGCCAGATGTCACCAGACTTGATACCCTCTAACAATTCTTTCTTGTAAGGGGTGTCTTTCCACATCTGAGGTGTAAGGTCAACACATCTCTTAACCCAAGGTAGTTCACTTCTAGGTGTTGTAATGAACTCTAGTATGTCAGCATGGTCTAGGTCAAGATGTAAGACACACGCTCCATTTTTGTATACACCACCTCTACGTATTGTTTCATTGAGTGCAGAGTATACTTTACCAAATGACACGGGGCCACTGGCTACTAAACCTTTTGCATTAGTGTGACCATTAGGTCTAATTTTAGAGAGGTGTACTGCTACACCTGCTCCATATCTTAGTGCATGACTGACAAATCGCCAGCTAGCTTCTATTCCATTATCACCCTCGATGCTATCATCGACTACAAATACTGTACAGCTAACAGGTAAACGTCCGTCTGGATTTTTTATCCAGCTATCTATTCTACCAGTCCTAGCTATCAAAGGGTGTGGAAACAAATCATTTAACATTTTTAAGGGTTCCAGAGAATTGGTTTTTCGGTATTAAAATCGTAATCTTTATACTGTAAGATCTTAGCTAAACGAGCATTAAGTAAAGCGTCATCGTCTGATAACCCTCTCTCTCTAAAAGTTTGACAAACGGATTCCCATTTAAAGTCTTTCTTTTCTATTATTGCGGTAGCTTTCTTGACTCCTATTCCAGGGCAACCAGAGTACCCATCTGTGGGGTCACCTGCCATTGTTTGGATTAAATGCCAATCATCTCCTTGCTCTTTAGTAATTTCTTCTACATCATCCGTGAGATTCCAGAGGACACCTGGGATTTGACGTAGATCTTTGTCTGGACTTACGATTATGTTGTCAGTGCTAGGGTATCTTGTAGCGTCTATTCCTAGGGAGTCATCGGCTTCAAGTCCTTCACGTAGGACAAACTTGTAATTTTTTTTACAATGGTTGACAAGGCGTTTGTAACCTAGGGGTTTCCTACGGTTTCGATGACCCTTGTAATCGGTATAAATTTTCTTTCTAAAATTTTCAGAACTAGAAAAATACAGGATTACATCGTCTTCCATCATAGCGGTCTGAACTTTTTTTAACTCACGATCAAACACTCTTAGTACTTGACTAAAGTTAGACTGTGCAACGATAACATCGTTACCAAAATCTATACCTTCTTCACATACTTGTGCTGATTTATAAGCTATAAAGTCGCAATCAATTAATAACATCAGTGTACTTCAGCCCAGTTTACGCCAATTTGTGCATCGGCTTCAATGGGTAGTCTAAGGTTGTAATATTCTCCAGCTTGTAATGCAGATAATTTACAAATTTCAGCTATGTCATTTGCATATTTAGGTTCTGACCCTAACACTTGTTCGTCATGTATAAAAGCATAACGTTCATACGGCATGTTACTCATGTGTATGTTATGGTCAGTTAGTAGTAGCCAACGCTTTGCGATGACTGCTGCCGATCCTTGCAAGAGACAATTTAACGCTTTGTGTTCTTTGTCAACATGGATTTGGCGTTTATCAATAGCACGTATGCTACCTCTTTCAGCAACTCTTTTAGTATCTTCAACAAGGCTCTCCAAGCCTGGAATAGCATCCATATAAGCTCGCCTAATTTCTGCCCCTTTTTTCTTCGCTTTTTCGAGGGAGAGCATATTGTCATAAGATAATCCAAGTTTCTGATTGCCCCCTCCGTACAAGAAACAATAAGTAATTGTCTTGACTTGTCTGCGAGAGATTCCAATTTTGTCTGCATTAACTTGGTGAATATCTTGTTCTAATAAGATCTTTGCATACCGTCCACCATCATAGCGGGCTAAGTAGTGAGCAAATAATCTTAGTTCTATCCCAGCTAAATCGCTATCAATAAGCTTCCAGTTTGGGTTAGTAATAAATAATTCACGGCAATCCTTATCCGAACTTACTTGAGCAAGATTCGGGTGTGAATGTGCCATTCGATGCGTAACTGCACCGATAAAGCAAGAGTGGTGAACCCTGCCATCCTTGACCAGTTTCAACCACGCATTAGTGCCTTGCGACAACATTCCGAGCTTCTTTTGTGTAATCAGAATCTCAAGGAATACTAATGCCTCTTTTGTACCTATCTCTTTCAGTACGGTCTCATCAATGACCGCCTTACCAGTAGGTGTAAACTTGTTTGGTTTCCAACCTTGAAACGTTCGGAACCACCAAGCTATATGTTCTCTGCTACTAGGATTAAACTCCTTTAACCTTTGCATCTCTGCTCCAGCTATGTAGCCTTGTGTTTTGTTGTCTCGCCTTGGTGTAAATAGATTTCCAGGTACACACCAACATAACTTCATCGACTCATTTCGTAGGTGTTCGAGTCTAGTTAGTAGTGTATTCTCTAGTTGTTGTGCTTTCTTTACATCAAATGGCCAGCCTGTCACCTTTTGGTGTGACATCATCAGTGCAATCTCGTGTTCGAGAATCACTGCTTGAGGAATTTCTGGAAATGGTTCCATAGTTTTACTAAAATGGCAACGTCTTGTTTACAATAATCTTGCATTTCCTGTGACCACTCTTTCCAATCAGTAGTCTTGCCAAAGTCAGCTTTGTGACATTTTAACCTATACCCGTAGGCTTCTAGGCTATGTGAACCGTATAAACGTGCTGGCATCATTGTCCATTTACGTCTTAGGTCTGTCTCTAATATGTTCGGGTGGTAGAATCTACTGAGGATAAGTGTGTCCCAGTGTTTAGCTTTACCCTTAAAAAATGGGTAATGCTTTTTAATCTGTGGTATGTCAAACATAATACCATTGTGTGAAATGATATTATTAGCAATTTCTAAATCATTAACTGCATTGACTACGCTATAGTTTGGTGTTGCTTGATCGTTATACTCAGTTACTAAACCAGTATCTAAGTCTTGTGTAACAATACAATGTATGTTGTCACAATCAAGTCCATCTGTCTCTATATCATATGCCAGATTAATCGAAGTCCGTTGCGGGGTCGAAGTCTTCGGTCTTAATTTCATTTTCGGTGAATGAACAGGTGTCTAAATTGTACGAGAGTTGTGTAGCGACACCACACTCTCCAGAATATCTATTCTTGATAATTCTAACCGTAGTAACAGCTTGTTTACTTGTGTCTTGTTGATCTCTCTCAAGGGCAATAACTCCGTCACTAAGTTGTGCAATCGCAGCACTTCCTCGCAGTTGTCCAAGCGTAATACGGGCTCCTTCTTCGTGGTTCTTGTCATTTTGTGTTCGTCTTAAATGTGATACCAAAAATAACGCAATACCTGTACGTTCAACAAGTGATCGTAATTTGGTCATTGTTTGGTCAATCATACGTCTTTCATCACCCTCTAACCCACTCAGCAATATACTGAGGTGGTCGAGGAATATAATACGACACTCCAATCCACAGGCAAGGTATTCGATGCGTGAATAGATCGTATCAGGGTCATAGCTGCCAAAGCCATCGAAGAGGAAAAGATTCCAATTAGCAATAGTACTGTTGTAGGCGTGTTCGAGTTCATCTTTAGTATGTTCTCCTAAATGTAAGGCTTGACCAACACTAGCAGACATTAAACCTAAAGCGGTTCTTTGGTTGGATTCTTCAAGTGCAAGGTAACCGACTCTCTCCCCTCTATCGAGGAGGTGTACTGCAAGCTCTCGACAAAACGATGATTTGCCGATACCACTTCCAGCAGTAATCGTGATAAGCTCGCCATATCTAATGCCGTGTAGTCTATCGTTAAGTCCTCGAAATGGATACTCATGGTCAGCGGGTGGTGAAGGTGTACAAATTTTCTCTAGTAATGACTTGGCATCAACAATGCCGTCTGGTCTGTAAGTCTTTGCATCCCAGATAGCTCGTCTGATAGCTTCGAGTTCACCTGCTTGACAGGCATCAGAAGCATCTTTGTACTTCTCTAATCTTGCTATCTTGACCTTACCTGCGGGAAATAGTTGAGCACATTCTTCTGTGGCTTTAATTCCAGCCTCGTCATTATCAAAGAATAAGACTATTTCTTCATAGCCTTGAATTAAATCAAGTACCTTTTGTAAGTCTTTCTTAGCCCCAGCTGCTCCATTTGGTAATGAAACATGAGGCCATGTAGGTAATGCAGAATATCCAGATACTGCATCAAGTTCGCCTTCATATATTGTAAGGCGTGTACCTTTATCTGGAAAAAGGTGTTGTCCGAATAGCTGGTTATCGGTATTCTTACCGTCCCAGTAGAAATCTTTGTCCTTTGTTTTTACTTTAGCAGCACAAACTTGACCAGTTTTGGTAAAGTAATGGAACCTAAGTACGTCTCCGTCTTTATGTATCCTATACTTTCGACAATGTTCTTCGGATATTTTGCGTTTTTTTAAGGAAACAGGTAAACCTTTAATCATAGGTTTGGTCTCGCAGTGATGATGGTGGTCTGGTTCTCCTCCAGATTCATAATGGTTACACACAAAACAATAAGTGTGTCCGTCAGAGTAAACGCTGTTACCATCGGAAGACCCACATCTGTTACAAGGTGCGTGATAAAGGAACTCTGATTCATCTGAGCCAACTTGTGGGGATTGCATAGTATGTACACCAAGGAAATCCATTCTTCTCAGCCCACATCGCATAGGATGTTTTGGAGCGTTTGGATATTGTGTTTAGCGGATTTTGAAATATAATTCTAATGTCGAGATTTGGATTAGCTTTCTTTACAGCTTTCATCTTACGTCTCTGATCTGGTGGGAAATAACCCTTAGCTTCTAAATAAACATCCCCAACTTTAAAATCAGGGATGTAATTTGCTTCTATAACGTACTTGAGTTTGTCACGTTCATAGGTATATTGAATACCCAGCTTGTCAAACTCTTCAGCTATGTTTTCTTCTAATCTACTTCTCATTAGAAGTCATCATCCTCCTCGACACTACTAGGTGTAGCATCTACGTTAGGAGCATCAACCTTGAAACCTGTTGAAGCACCAAATAACTTGGCAGCATCTTCAGCTGTAAGATCTCCGTCATCGACAATACCAGCTCCGCTATTAAGACTAACAACTTGGATAGCCTTTAGCTTTAATGATGTGCCAATGTCTCCTGTAGGTAGGACGTATGGTTTTTGGAAGAAAGCTATCTTTACTTTACTTCCATTATATATTGGTGTCTCTTTGTCTGTTATCTGTGTACCTTCAGTGTCAACAACAACTGGGATGAACTTGTCTCCATCTCTCCAGCTGAACTTAACTTGGTACATTCCAGGCTGTGTCTCAACTTCTTCCCAAGGCTCTGGTTTAATAGAAACTCTCTTGGGATTCTTAGCTTTGGACTTAGCCCATTCTAATGCCGATTCTCTTTCGTCTTCCAACTCTTTGACAATGTCATCCTTCATGAGGACTGAGAGCTTATAGCCCCACTCCCCAGGTTTAAGGATAGCTTGGAAGCCTTCTAATAGAACGGGTTGTTTGGTGACGTGTGTTTGCATTTAACAGAAAAAATAAATGGAATTGGATACTACCTCTGGGTTAAGTGTTCCAACAATCGGTGGTGGTTCAGAGGCGTTGACGGTTTGTGCGAACTTTGTGAGCCAACAATCTTCTGTAAAGATATTGGAGTAGGTTTCTCGCACAAGTTGATTGAGTGTTCCCATGTCCCCTGCTCTGCATAAAACAGAATCATGGATAACTGTGAATGGTTCATCGAATTGAGTAAAAGATCTGTGAAGAATTGCTGCATCAATAGAATGAATAAAGTTTGGAGCTGTACTAGAACGGTGACGTTTAGGGCAGGGTGTTTGCTTACCATTAGGGATGCGTACGCTAGTACGACCTAATAGTTGTAACTCCATCCGCTCTGTCTCTATGACATCACGTTTCTGATTAACTATGAAACCAGAGGGAGTCTCCCACTCTATATACTTACCACCATTTCTTATGTATTCTCCTACACTTTTCTTTATCCAACGCATAACTTTCATAGGTCCAGGGACAATACAGTCCATAGAATTGTAGACAGCGTTTACTATCTGAGTCAATTCATCTTGCTGAACTTCTATGTTAGCTTCTTTCAACGCTTCACGTATATACTTACGACTACTATCCTTAGTAGCATTATAGGGAATCGTCATCACTGTGCGTTTGCACACGGAACGAGTCATCCAAGGGTGCATGTAACTCGGTAGGAACTCTTTAGCCTTCTCTGCTACAGCCTTGTAAGCATCGCTCGGTTGTTTAGACGGAACGACATTGACTAACTCAGCTGTACTCTGATCTTTAGCAAGACCAGCTAGTATTTGTAGACCACTACATGTAGCATCTACAGCTACCATTAGACCAGTAGTATGTTTATCACAAGCTATACAGCAATGATAGTACTCATGACAGGCAGCCATAAACTGCCAAGGTTCTTCTACATTCTCCCAGTCTGAGAGATGTAATATCGGATCTATTGCAATCCTTGTGATTAAGTCTCTGTTACGATCAACCCATTGTAACCGCTCGATTATCGGAGCTTTATCAAGCCCGAAGGTTGTGGCTACTTGGAAAGCTAACCATGTGTCAGCTGTCTCTGTAACTGGAGACTCATCAGCAAACCGTAATAATGATTTACCAAAATCTGTATCTTGTGGTGTAAGAAAAGCTTGTATGGGGTAGGTTCTACCACGATAGTCAAATGACCAACATAAGTAAAACTCGTCATCTTTAAACTTTTCGGCTGCCTCTAATTGTGTTCTTGTTCTGACTGATCTCTTAAAATTAATACGATCAGCTGTGTGTGCTTCTGCCATAGCTCTTCGCCATGACAAGTTCTTCTTCGCATCTTCCTCTGCATCAGGAGGACGAGGAGGTTTAAACGCTGGGGAAATTGGAATGAACTTCCCTACTACCCTTTCCTTCTCTTTCAAATACTCGGCAGTCTGTAGAACATGAGAGTTCACACGGTATTTTACCTTCTGTAGCTTGTTAATAAAAGCTAAAGGGGTGTCCCCGTGTTTAATGGTGGGGTTGCCACGTCTAGTTAATTCGTGACCCTTCATCATACGATTAGTAAGATAACCTCCATAAATTATGTTACCCTCTTCATTGTATCCCCAGTCATCTGGTTCAACTAACATAGGCCAAGGTATACCACTGAATAACTCAGCAGTCTTAATTAGTTCGTTCCGTTTGTTGTTAAAATCATCTGTGGCAACAACACGGTATTCGTACTTCTTACGCCTTGTCTTACGTTTATCTACTGTAAACCAACCAGTAGATTCCATAACTGCTGTAAGTCCCCATCTACCTAGTGAGATCTTAGTCTTTGTTGACCAAGAATTCCACCTGATATCACGTTCTCCAAACTTTTCACTAGCAATCTTTAACTTTTGCTGTGTACCTGTAACCTCGTGGAAATACACACGTTCTATATACCCCATGATGGTGGGATGTTCACGTTTGTACCAACGAAACTTACACTCTGACTCCAATGCTCCACCAATGGCAGTCATCATGGGTACAATTAAATCAGTATTACGATCAAAGGTAAATACCTTGTCGAATACTATCTTGAGTAGGATGGTTGCAATAGCTAACGGTTCAAGCTCATTGATATGTTCTGCAATAGGTCTGAAGAACTTACCTGCTTGCCCGTTTTTTAGCTTTGCGAAGGTGATCTCGATATGCTCCATTAAATAGGGCAACGCCTCTCTTATTGATGCGACCCCGTACACGGAAGCCGAGGCGTACGATTTCTCCTCTAACTTCGTTAAAGAGTCCTGTAGTTTCTGTCTCCCGCAACTTATAGCTTCTTGTTCTAGAAGGAACTGTCGCTGTAGGTTTGAAGGAGTCTCCATAGGCAAGGAAGAGGGCATATTCGTAGTCATCGAGGTGGTCAATTTGATGTTGTGTTAAATTAGTCATACTCTTTACACTGTTGTTCATAAGGAAATACTTGACAGTACTCCTCCATACTGCTGAAGCATTGCCAGTTTGGTAGGTAGAAACCTAACTCATACTCTGCATTGCGTTTCATAATTAGTTGACCCTGGACTGCTAAGTTAGTTAGAAATTTGTCAATGATAGGAGGGCCACAAGGGTCTAGCTCGACCATAACCTCTCCAGTGTCATCATCAACATAATATCCTAGCTTGTATAGTAATTCAGATAGATCATGTGGATTTAGTGTCATTGGAAATCAGTGGATTTGAGTGATTCGTGAGTCATGAGGTGAAAGTTAGCTCCATTCGCTATGAGCTGTAACATAAAGGCATTAGCAGCTTTCTGTAAACGATAGGAACGTTCTTTAATTTGACCGTTGGGAAGTTCAGCTCGTACTACACAGAGGTGACTGGCGGGTAATCTCCAGTTATCTGCTGCATACATGCCATCATCAATGCTAATCATAGTTAGCTCATCAGTGGCTTTCCATTTGTTCAGCTCACGTATGCGGTTAGGATAAACTTTCTTCATGTTCTGTCTATTAGTTGTCTTATAACTGGGTTTGCTGGTTTGTGTCTACCTTCTATAACGATGACGTTTGCGATAGACATGAATACTATGACTGCTAGTATTCCATAGAATGGATAGACCCATTCGTCATGTTGTGGTTTCATACAAGCTCCTCCTCAAAACGTTTAAATGCAATCTCTCTTTGCTTGTCTTCATCGTAGAAGGGAAACGCCTCTATAACTTCTTCAAGGATAGTTTCCAGGCGTTCTTGATGATGTTGTGTACTCAATCTAGATCCTCCTCTTGTTTAACTGTTCTGAGTTGGTGTACCTCAACAATAAACTTCTCGTCAGCTCTGAGGGGAGTTTCCATCATACGATTAAGTCTGATGAGTGCAGCCTCTCTACTGTCAAAGATACCTACGATCATAGCCTCGAATGTGTAAGGACTAATACGTGTGATTGAGAATACAAGCGGATCATCGCAACAGTCGAATGTTTTGATGTACTTGTCTGATAGTTTTTTGGTGTTGATGTTAATGGTGTTAGCCATGTGATGAAAGCCAGTTAAGTGAACGTTGCATTGTGTATGGGTCATCGCCAAACTTGCCAAAAGCTACGTTACAGGAATCACAAATGTATCCCCTGAACTTGTTAGTTTCGTGGCAATGGTCGAGTACCCATTTTGTAGTATGCCTACCACAAGAAGGACAGTCTCCAGCTGATGATGGTGGAGGGTTCTGTCTACGTAACCTACGTCTGATCGTAGCTAACGCATTGGAGCAATGTTTGCAAGTATTTTTACGACCTGCCCCCACAGTACTAAATAGTGGGAAGTCTTTGAGGAGTTTGATTTCTCCACATTCTTTACATTGCTTGGCTTGCCCTGATTTATAGGCTTGATAGATGTCATTGTCAATTATCTTCATTGAAGTAATCAGTGTAGATAACAGAGTCAGCAACATGACCTAGACCTGCATCGTCTAGTATGTCATATATATCTCGGTCAGATTGATCGAAGTATACTTGGATGGTGTTGTTGCCAGATGGTGAGTAGCTGTAACCACCCTCAAGAAGAGAGGGGGCTACAGACTTGTCGAAAGTAACAGTCATTGATTTACTTGTGAGCATAGGTAGTTTTGAACTTAGCCCATTTCTTGCTAAGATTAGGAGACTTGATTTGCTTACAAACAATACCCCTAGCTTTACAGTTCTTGTTGAACCAGAAGCCAAGGCTCATGTTTGGTTGTGCTAGTAAGTTGGCACATGCTCTACGAGATACATTGAAGTACTCATATACATCGCCAGATAATAGCTCCACCTTGGCATAGCCAGTCAATGGGTTGACATCTATGCTGTGAACTACAGTGGAGGTACGTTCTTGTGGATACATAACGGTTAAAGTAAGTGAACAGTGGAGGGTGAGTCCCTCATCCAACATATTAGCTATGCTGGAGGAGAGCGTCAAGTTGTTTGATGCGATTCAGGGGAATTGTTGCGGTTTGCGGACATATGGTATTGCCTAGGCATTTAAGTCTGTCCACCCTACGGGATAGCCCATCATCTCCTCTACGAAGCATGGGTTGAGATGCGTAGGTACGCCAGTCGGGACTGAGTCTGATTCCTGTATGACTCCAGTTAAGTAGCCCTGTTTCGCCCAACGTAAGCTGCTGGGACTGCCCTTGACTCCTATGCCCTTCCACTCGCTGGCTCTGGGTGTTGGTAATAGCGTCAACTTGTCTTGTATGTTGAGGCTGTGACTCGTACCATTGGATGACAGTCTCCGTCCGTTCTGCGTGATTGTGGCATTTGGATGTGCGATAGTATCTTGGGTCGTTGGCGTAGGCAATAATCCAGATACGTTTACGGAGGTGACAGGCTCCAGAATCTGCAGCTGATACAATGCTCCACTCAGCATTATACCCTGCTTTGGCAATTTCATGGAGGATTTGCTGGAAGGTCTGCCCGTTGCTGTGACTGATGGTATTTGCAACGTTTTCAAAGAGGATGAACTTAGGTCGAACACGCCTAGCAATCTGCATGACCCTGTAGAACAGGCTAGAGCGTGTGCCTTCTCGAAGTCCAGCCTGTTTGCCAGCGGAGCTGAGGTCTTGGCATGGGAAGCCAGCTGTGATGAGGTCGTACTCACCGAATTTGAATGATGTGTCAAAGGTAGTGATGTCATCGTGAATTGGTACAAGTGGGAAGTTTTTACGAAGGACTTGCTGGCAGTATGCGTTGTTCTCAACGAACTGCGTAGTAGTGAAGCCTCCTAGCATGTGACCTGCGTAGGCAAAGCCACCAATGCCACTGAATAGGTCAAGTACTCTCATACGTGTGGATGTTTGGGGCGTAGTTTCTTCATCTCGATGTATGCCATCTTTTGATAGAAGATCTGTCTGCGTTTGGCTTCTTCAGGAGAGAGCTTTTGAGCTTGCATTGCTTGTGTTTCCTTGAGTGTTGGACGTTTACGCCCAGCCGTATTTCTTACGGAACTCTGCGTCCCTGCGTTCTTGCCATGAGATGGGTGGCTCCCCGTTGGTGTCGTCATAAAGATACTGAGGTGTTGGGTCGTAGTCGTCATC